CACCAGGACTTTCTACCATGTCTCCTAATTGATTAATTCTTGTTTTTAGAGCTTGGTCTTGTTCTTTATGCTTTTCGTAAATCTCTTTTGCGAGATCAGAAATAGATTTTCCTTCAAATATCTCTTTGCTTTGTTCTTCCATGAAACTAAGTTTATAAATAAATATTAATAGTCTGCGTTCTCAATATATTTATTAAGTATTTGTACATATAATGTTTTTATTTTCTTTATTACCTTAGTGATAGTACTAGATTGACAATCTGTCATTTCTTTAATATATATAAAAAGAGCTTTTTTATTAAATATCTCTATGTTTTCCCTTTTTTTAAAGATCTCTAGTATAGCGTAAGCTACATTTATTTCTTCTATTTTATCAAACAATACTGGTATTTTCTCTTCTAGAAGCTTTGAAAATATATCAATAACATCACTCCTATTTGGCTCACAATATTCTTTTACTACTATAGCTTGTTTAAAACTTTCGTCATCGTCTTCATTATTAGGAATTTCAATCTTATTAACTAGTTTTTTATAGTTTTTTTGATTATAAATAATTAAATACCTTTTAGCTATAGTTCCAAAATAAGAATAAGCTTTTCCTTTTGACTGATCATATAAGTCTAATTTTTGTAAAAGAAAAGAGACAACTTCATATTTTAAGTCTTCTATTTTATCTACTTCAGTATAATAAAACTTAAAAGTGTGAATAATATTTTCAACTAATTTGTAAAAACCGTAGTGAATTTCTTTATTATAAATTCTGTTTCTTTCATCTTGATCCTTACAAATCCTATATTTAAGAATAGCTTCTTCAGTATCTTCTGTAAAATAGTTATTTTTTGTCTTTGGTTTTCTTTTTCTTGGCTGACCTTTTTTCGTAAGTTCTATTTCTACCGCTTCTATTATTTCTTCCATACTTACTTACTTTCTGTATATTGTTTTATTGATGATTGTAAACTTTTCATTTCTTCTATTAATTGTAGAAATTCAGGATCAGATTGAACCCATAAAGTTTTATCAATTTTGTCTACCAACAAGTCTATTTCTTTATAACTAATTGTTACATCATTAATGAATAGTTGTTGTTTTATTACTATATTTTCTAGCTTTTTATTTTTCCTAAATAGATTCACTATAACGTAAGCTATAACTGAAACTATCCATAGTGAAATTGAAATTATTGTTATCATTATTTTTTATTTATTTGTGATTCTATTCTTGAAGCCATAAAGTCAGCTTGATGAAGAACATAAACTAAATTAGATTTAATTTGAGTGTCTTCACTATATGTCATATAGTAAGATTTGTTTCCTTCTTCATATAATCCATCATGTAATTTAATAGCTAAGTATTCATTTTCAGTAACTGGTATTTCAGCTGCTTGTAGATAATATAGGCTACGATCTGATATTCTCATATGAGTTATATTAGTATTATACTTATAGTATGCTCCTTGTTTCTCTATGTGCCATTGGGAATCATTAGGGATATAGAAAGGATCTTCATTAGTTCCTAATTTTCCTAAATCATGATTAATTGCTGAAAATACTAGCTCTTCTATAGTATAATTTTTAACTTGTCCTATTTTATCCCAAAGTCTATCAATAATGATAGCTGATTCAGTTACTCGTAAAATATGATCAATGTATCCGCCTGGAAAACAATTATGATGACTAAGTTTAGAAGAAGCTGGGGAAGTCGCTAACGTTTCTTCGATACTCTTGTAGAATTTTTTAATTTTATTACCTCTTTCATCAGATATATACTGATCTATAAAAGAATAGAATTTATCTAGATTTTCTTGTATCTGTTCAGCAGAAATGTTTTTCATAAACTTTTGTTTTAAATGTAATACTTTTTTATCTCATTGATGAATTTATCTTCAGAGTCTACTGGAACTCTTCTACTAGTATTGCTATTAGTAGCAGTCTTATTATCGCAAAAATGAATAATAGTTGTTGATACGCTATTTTTTAATACTGCCATAGGATATCTTCCACAATCTATTTTATCTTCTAAGCTATCGCATTTCTTATTATCAGATGCAGTACAGTTTACCACATCATATAATATCTCTTCAGAAGATAGTATGTATTTTATTCTAGTACATCTATCGCATTTATCTAGTAGATATAATTCTAATTTAGTCTTCATTGTTAAATTCTGGGTCTATTTTTTCCATTATTATTTTCCAATACTCTTTTTCTTCATCTGATAATGTTTCCCAATTAAAAGATAAAAATATGTAGATTGCTTGTATTTGCTCATCTGTAATTTCTTGATGATCTATAATTTCTTGTTGTTGTGACATAGCGATCTTTTAGAGTATTGTTTTTGACACTTGTTTCTAATTTTGTTTATGGTTGAAAAACTCTAGCGGACTTACACCGTCGGATTCTACCGATATTTAATTTCAACTTTTATTAAAATTTTCTATTTATATACCTGAAGGCGATTTACTGTCCTCTCCTGGTAGTTGAAGTAATCTGGTCCGCTATTTCACTCACTCATGGAATCTAACCAAGCTATGGTGTAGCGATACAGTTCAACGTTAACAATGTAAATGTACTAAATAAAATCGAAATAAAAAAATTTATTTCACATTTATTTTATTATATCATTATTTTTTATTATATTTGATAATATGAATAATGAAGTTTTAATACTTGGAGTTTTAGAATCTGTCCTTGGTAAAGGAAAGCAGTTTCCAAAAACTGGTGACTATGGATTTTATTGTCCAATATGTAATCATAAGAACCCAAAACTTATCGTTAATCTAAAGACAGGAAAGTATAATTGTTTTACTTGTCACCCCGCTACAAAAGGTCAAAATCCTGTTACGCTACTAAATAAGATAGGCGCGCCAAATGATAAAATAGTTGAACTTAAAGGATATTTAGGATATCTTAAAAAACAAGATGATAGTGTAATTACCACAGTTAGTTTACCAAAAGAGTTTATTAGTCTATTAGATGATAATAGTACTCTAGAAAAAAGACAAGCTTTAGCTTACGTAAAATCTAGAGGAATTACTGAAAGCGATATCATAAAATATAACATAGGATATTGTTCAAATGGTAGATATAGAAATAGAATTATAATACCTTCATATAATAAAAGAGGCATTGCTAACTATTTTATGGCAAGATCTTTTGAAAAGAATCCATCAAGAAAGTTTGACGCTCCAACTTGTAACAAAGCTGAAATTATAGGACTAGAAAATACTATAAATTGGTCAGTTCCAGTCATACTTTGCGAAGGTATATTTGATGCGATCGCGATAAAAAGAAATGCAATACCTCTATTTGGTAAGACAATACCAAAAGCTATCATGTTAAAACTAGCAGAATCTCAAGTAAAAACTGTGTATCTTGCTTTAGATAAAGACGCTCTTAAAGAAGCTCTTAACTATTCAGAAAAGCTAGTTAATATGGGAAAAGAAGTATATTTAATAGAACTCGAAGGAAAAGATCCATCAGACCTAGGATTTGAAAAGATAACGGAATTATTACACAACGCAAGACCTATGACATTTTCAGACTTCTTGCTTAAAAAGATGATGTTGACAGCATGATTAAAAATGTATTGAATCTAACCGAAGTAAATAAGATATATCACATTAGCGATATACACATAAGGAATTTTAAAAGACATAAAGAATATAGAAGAGTTTTTCATCTGTTAAAAGAAAAGATTTTTTGGTCTTTAGATGATAAATCTTTAATTGTATTGACTGGAGATATAGTTCATTCTAAAACAGATGTGACTCCTGAACTAGTATTTGAGGTACAAGATCTATTAAAATCTTTGGCCGATATAGCTCCAGTATTACTTATTCCTGGAAATCATGATGCTAACTTAAATAACAATCATAGAATGGATGCGCTGACTCCTATAGTCAATGCACTTAATCATAAGAATCTATATTACTCTGTTAATAGTGAAGTATTCAATATAGGAAACGTTGCCTTCTGTCATTGGTCAGTATTTGACGATAATTATATAAATGCATCAGATATAGACTCGGAGTATAAGATTTGTATGTTTCATGGTGCAGTACAAAATGCTTTTACTGAAGTTGGATTCAAATTAGAAGGAGGAAAGATAACTGCTAAACACTTTGATGGTTTTGATATTACTCTTCTTGGAGATATTCATAAGCTACAATATCTTAATGAAGAAAAAACAATAGCTTATCCAGGATCATTAATTCAACAGAATCACGGAGAAAGTTTAGATCATGGTATGTTAGTATGGAATTTAAAAGATAAATCTAGTGAATATGTTAGCATACCAAATGATACCGCATTCTATACTGTATACGTAGAAAATGGAAAACATGATCCAATTCCTGAAAATCTACCCTCAAATCTTTACCTTAGAGTTAGACATACTAATACTGATCAAATCAGACTAAAAGAGATTATTAGCGGAATTAAAAGTAATAGAACTATATTAGAACAATCTATACAAAGAATAAATTCATCTCAAGAACTAAAAGATTCTAATCATAGATCAAGTAAAATAGTAGATATAAGAGATGAACATCAACAAAACTGTCTTATAGAAAAGTTTTTAAGTAAGAAACATAAGCTAACTGAAGATCAAAAAGAAAGTATAAGATCGATAAATGCTTATGTTAATCAACAATTACCAAAAATAGAGAATTCTAGAAATATTGTATGGATACCTAAGAAGTTTGAGTTTGAAAACATGTTTAGTTATGGTAAAGGTAATTCTATAGATTTCACAGACATGTCAGGAACTTATGGAATATTTGCGGCTAATGCATCAGGTAAGTCCACTTTATTAGACGCATTTAGTTACTGTGTATTTGATAAATGTTCTAAGACAAATAGATCTTCTCAAGTACTAAATAGTTCTTCAAATACCTTTTATTGTAAGTTAGATTTTGAATTAGATGGTAAGAATTATGTTATAGAAAGAGATGGACTTAGAGAGAAAAACGGTAACGTTAGAGTAAAAGTAAACTTCTATTATGCTGATGATTTAGGAAATAAAGTATGTCTAAACGGCAAAGAAAGAAACGATACTAATGCAAGCATACGATCTGTATTAGGAAGCTACGAGGACTTTACTCTGACTGCCCTTAGCACGCAGGGCGCAAATTCTGGATTCATTGATATGAACCAAAAGGATAGAAAAGAGCTGCTCAGTCAGTTCC